AAAGACGACGCGCTGACGATTATCGCACCGGCGACTGGATGAGTTAACACAGGAATCACTATGCCTACCTTGCTGGATATGTATTTGCAAAATTATGCACCCAATGATGTAACGGCTACATCTATGCCGTACACTAGCGCCTATAGACCTGACATGCCGCGCACAATGCAAAACTTAAACCGTACTGCATTTGGTCAAAGACACGATATTGCATCAGGAGCAAAAGGTTACGGATGGCTTGGCCCAATGCAAGCCATGTCTGGTGGCCCAATGACTGAATACAGTGCAACTAATGAATATGGGCGCGATTATCCTCAAGTTGTTCCCACGTTGACTAGAGAAGAATTAAATTATCTGCTATCTGAGCCGCGCAATTTGCCGAGAATTCCAACCATGAACAGATCAATAGATGATTCTGTTTATGAAAAATCGCGCAAGTGGGCAAAATTACGTGGATTGCAAGGCTTAAGCCCTTTTATTGATTGAGTAAATTACAATGGCAAACTTAGATACCGATAGTATTTACAACTCACTCGGCGTTGGTGCTGATACCGACGTGGACGATACTGACCAAGAAACTCTCAGGGAAATACGCCAGCGGTTTAGCGACGCGGTGGAGTTTAGCGCGACTGTCAGACAAGAAATGCTCAATGACATTCGGTTTGCAAGGCTTGGCGATCAGTGGAGCGAATCGGCCAAGTACGACAGGAACCGCCCTGGCAAAGAACGCCCCATGCTGGTCGTCAATCGGCTTTTGCAGTTTAGGGATAGAGTGGTAAACGAGATAAGGCAAAACACGCCAAGCATTAGAATCAGGCCGGTAAACGATGGCGCAGACCAAGAAACCGCCGAAGTGTTGATGGGACTGGTTCACCACATACAAGACAATTCTAATGCCAGTATTGCCTACGATACCGCCGTAGAATGGCAGGTTGACGCTGGCCTTGGCTATTTCAGAGTGCGGAATGATTATGTGGACGATACCTCATTCGATCAGGATATATTTATAGACCGCATCCCTGACCCGATGAAGGTTTACTTTGACCCGCACAGCAAACAGCCGGATGGCTCAGACGCTGAATGGTGCATCATAGCCGAGGAAATCAGCAAGGATGAATTCAGGCGCATGTATCCCGATGTTGATGAAACCTCATTTGAGGCCGCTGGAAATGGGGACATGCAAGGCTGGTATACCCAGGATTCTGTACGCATTGCAGAGTATTATTATCTTGAGTACGACGAGGCTCAGGAAATCTATGACGAGGAAACAGGGCGCTCTCGCACGATACAGCCTAAACGCTGTATGTGGTGTAAAGTTACCGGAGACAAGGTGCTTGAGCGTACCGAATTACCGACTAAATACATTCCTGTAATTCCCGTTATTGGTCACGAGATATGGGTTCAGGGTAAACGCTATCTATCAGGATTGATTCGCAACGCGAAGGACGCGCAGCGCCTGTATAACTACTACTTAAGCGCCAACGCGGAAAATGTAGCATTGGCACCTAAAGCGCCGTTTATTGGCGTTGCTGGTCAGTTTGAGACTGACCCGAACTGGGGCAGAGCAAACAAGGAGTCAGTGGCTTATCTTGAATATGATCCGGTCAGCATCGCAGGCACTCCAGTCGGCGCACCTCAACGCGCTATGCCGCCGCAAGCAAGCAGCGCAATTATGGACGCAATCCGATTGGCTGAAAATGACATTATGCAAAGCATGGGCATTTATCAGCCGTCACTTGGCGCTCAGTCAAATGAGACCTCAGGACGTGCATTACTGCTCAGACAAAAGCAATCAGAGACGGGTAACTTCCACTATCAAGATAACCTAAACCGTTCAATCAGACATTGTGGTCGCATAATCGTTGACATGATTCCAAAAGTATACGATCGGCCCCGAGTTGCTCGCATACTTGGCGAAGATGGTACACCGCGCACTGTCAACCTTGATCCGAATTTGCCGCAGGCTTCAGCCAACACCGATAACCCTGCAATAGATTCAATCTATAATCCTACGATTGGTCAGTATGACGTGGTGTGCGATTCAGGCCCGAGTTATGCCACTAAACGCGATGAAGCTGCAAATATGATGCTGGCGCTAACCCAAGCCAATCCCGCGTTATTCCAATCCATCGGCGATTTGATGATGAAAAACATGGACTGGCCTGGTGCAGAAGAAATATCAAAACGGCTTCAGATGCTATTGCCGCCACAACTTCAGCAAATGGCTGGCGGAGATAAGGTAGATCCGCAAGTTATGCAGGCTCAGCAAATGATTGAACAGATGGCTGACCAAATGGAACAGATGAGCGCAGAAATGCAGCAGTTACGCGATCAGCGTGCCATTTTGCTGCAAGAAAAGGAACGCGAGTGGTTCGACTCTGAAACTAAACGCATGGAAGTTGAAGGCAAGATAATGATGACTGACAGCCAACTACAAGCGGCTGTGCGTGAAAACATCATGTTAATGATGGGTATCGGCACTCAACAATCACTTGAACAACAGCCGGAATTTGAGCGGATGGAAGCGCAACTGGAACAGCCCGTACAAAAGCCACAACCACAAAGCGGGGGCGCTCCGTCACCGGCTAGAGGCGCAGGCAGCATGACACGCGAAGCGGATACAGAAGCACTCACCGGCGAAGCAAAGCCTGGCGAGTCGGAATAATTTAACAACACAGGGGATAACGCAATGACCGAGGAAAATGCAGTCTTTGAGACAGTAGACGATAATCTGACTACAGAAACCGTAGAAGATGCAGCCAGTGATCCGTCCGAGATTGAATCGGAATCACTTGAACAAGATCAGGCTAACGAGGAATCATTAGCTGACGCTGACGATTCAAAAAAAGACCCGTGGTACAAGCGGCGCATAGATGAACTGACGCGCGATAAACACGAGGCTCGACGCCAAGCCGAACGGCTTGAAAAGATTTTAGAGCAACAAGAGTCCATGATGCGGCAATACATGCCGCAGACCGCTCCAGAACCTCAAGGCATCATGCCGCCTGACCCGTCGCAATTTGCTGGCGGTCAATATGATCCGCGTTACATTGATGCGATGATGCAGTACACGCGCGAGTCAGCGATTCAGGAAGCAAGACAGGCCGTTGCAGCGGAATATCAACAGCGCGAACAGTCGCAAGCAGCGGCACAGGCTCAGGCTCGATTGGTTGAAGCGGAAGCCGCCACAAGAGCAAAGCATGCCGACTATGACGCGGTGATTGAGCAAATTACATCTGATCCTAGACTCGCGAATAATCCGACAATTCGACAAGCGTTGCTGGGTATGGATAACGGCCCTGAGATTGCTTACACACTGGGGCGCAATTTGGATGTTGCTTACCAAATCGCAAGCATGAATCCTATTCAAGCGGGCATGAAGTTAGCCGAGATTATCGGCACACCGGCAAAACAAGCTAGCAGAGCGCCGCAACCCATACGCCCGATTAGTGCAACAGGTAAACCACCGCGTAACGAGAAATCCTATTCTGAAATGAGTACCGAGGAATATATTGCAGCGCGTAACGCGGAAGATTTAGCACGTCGCCAGGCGATGATGAAGCGTTAAAAGATTACGTTCCCACCCCTCTTAGCCCGTCGCAATGATGGGCTTTTTTTTATTTTGATTTTGTGATATAAAAACGGCACGTCTTTCTATCTTTTTGCCGAGATAGATTGTCAGGCAGTACCCTGGTCATTCGAAGGATAGGCTCCTACCGGCGGGAAAAAACATAAGGCTAATCACTTTATCTTTTTTCGCTATTATTAGGAGTCACACCATGGCGAGTAACAATCTGCTGACTATCAGCATGATTACCAATGAGGCTCTCAGAGTCCTTACCAACCAGTTGGTTTTCACCAAAGCCGTCAACCGTCAGTACGATAATAAATTTGCTATTGAAGGCGCGAAAATCGGCACTACGATAAATCTTCGTAAACCACCGCGTTATGTTGGTCGTACCGGCCCCGCGCTACAGATTGAATCCGCTGTTGAAACCTATGTCCCCCTGACGCTGGATACCCAGTTTGGTGTGGATATGGCTTTCACAACTCAGGACTTGTCTCTGAATATCAGTGACTTTTCTGACCGGTTCATCAAGCCAGCAGTTGCCGCAATTGCAAACAAAATCGACTACGATGGTTTGCAGCAGTTCAAGAACGTTTACAATCTGACCGGAACTGTCGGCCAGCTTACCGGCACCCCGACGTTGGCTCAGGCGACTAAGGCCATTCTTGACGCACGCGCTAGACTAAATCAGGAAGCCGCTCCGGTTGACGAGGATCGTAGCTTCATCGTTGATCCGACTATCGAAGTTGGTATCGTCAGCGGCTTGACTAACCTGTTTAATCCGGCTGGCACCATTTCGCGCATCTTTAACAAGGGCGCGTTGGGTGATTCTACGTTAGGTTTCAACTTCGCAATGGATCAAAACGTAGGCAACTTCACTTCTGGTACTGCCACGGCGTTCACTGTATCCGCGCAGTCTGGCGGAAGCGTACAGAACAACGCTCAGTCAACGTTCACGCTGGCGGTTTCCTCTACCTCTGGCACCCTGACCAAAGGAACCGTATTCACGATTCCTGGCGTTTACGCTGTCAACCCGCAAAATCGCCAATCTACCGGCGCACTGCGTAACTTTGTTGTCACTTCCGACGCACCTGGTTCTAGCACTTCACTGAGCATCTTCCCCGTTCCCGTGTTCAGCGGTCAGTTCCAGAATGTTACCTCCAGCACCGGCACCATTGGATCCGGCACTGCCACTATATTGTCCGGATCTACCGGCGCGGCTGTATCAGTTCCTAACGCACTGGCGTTCCACAAGGACGCATTTGCACTTGGCACCGCTGACCTTCTGCTACCGC